CCGACGCCTTGGCAATACCGTCGAGTGCACCTTTGATGCTGTCGGAGATGGAATTGAACACTGAGAAATCGCCTTGCCCCCAGCCTTCCATATAGGCGCTCATCGCGCCCGCGCCCCAGGTGTCCAGCTCGGGCAGGAAGGCCGGCGGCGAGCCGGGCATGAGCAGGCCGGCAATGACTGAGCCGATACTGTTAATAGCGCTGATGATCGGCCCGGCGGCACTCTCCATGCCTGCCGCCACCTGGTTGAAAATATTCGCGCCCCACGCCACCGCCTGGCTGGCCATGTCTTGAAAGACGCTGCCAATGGTTTGCAGTACCGTCACAGCGGTTTGTACCGCTGGCGAGAGCGCGTTAAAGGCGTCAGCATTACCCGAGAGGGCTGACGCGAAGGTCATGGCGGCATCCACGCCGCCGCTGATCACGCCCGTCACGGCAGCCAGGCCGGCCTGGACGGTTGGCATGGCGCCATTGGCGAGATTCAGCATGCCCTCGCTCAGTGGCAGCAGCGCATCCATTGCTTGCCGCTTGAAGCCCTCCCAAAGACTGCCCCAGTTTTGGTACTTGGCGTTCAGGCTATCGGTCGCGCCGGCCAGGTCGTCCATCTTCGTGCCGGTGAGATCGAGGGCCAGCGCGCCGGCGGTGCCGAGGTCTTCAAACTGCGTGCCGAGCAGCGCCACGCCGGCCTGCATGCGCACGTTTGCGTCGTCGGTGTCGTTGAGCTTGCCGATCACCATTTGAAACGCCTGCGCCGCCGTCACCTGCCCGCTGGCCATCTGCTGGCCCAGCTGCGCCGCATCAATGCCGAGCTGCTGCAAGCCCGCGCTGGTGGCGGTGCTGCCGTCCTGGATACGGACGCGAAACTCCTTGAACGCATCGGCGGCCTTATCAGTGCCCAGCACGCCGCCCTGCAGGCCGCTGTCGAGCAGGCTAAAGAACTGATCGGCGGTCGCACCGCCCGCCGCGAACTGCGTGGAGTATTCGCCAATGGTATCGAGAAAATCGCCCGAGCGATCCAGCCCTTGCTGCATGCCCGAGGCGATAAAGTCGAAGGCTTGCTGTGAGGTGAGGCCGAACTGCTGCATGAGGGTTGCCGCCGCGTCGGTGGACTGCGCGACATCCACGCCAAAAGTATCGCGCAGCGCGAGGGCGGACGAGGTCGCTTGATTGAGCGCAGCGTCGGAGGTGACGCCGACCATGGCCATGTTTTGCGAGACGGTGATCAGCGAGTTGCTGACGTCGTCGATCGAACTGCCCCAGTTGTTCGCCCAGACATCCTCGGCAACCCCGGCCAGCTCCACGGCTGCATCGCGCGTCAGGCCGAGCGATGCCTGCATATCATCGGCTGACTGATTGACCTCGCCGGCAAGGTTCATGCTCTCGCCAATAAAGCTACCAATGGAGCTTACGGCTGAGCCAAGTACATTAACAGCAACCGCGCCGATCTGGCGGAATGCACCAATAGCGATCTCGGCGGCCGGGTTAATACCAGACAGCCCTGATTCGATCTTTTGCCCGGCCGCACCGATCTGATCGGCAATATCAACAACGCCGTCGGCCTCGCCGTTGACGATGATTGCAAGTTGGTAGGTACCAGCCACAGCATGTCACTTCTTACTTGGGCGCGGGCGGTTCTGGTATTCGGTATCTGCGGCCATCGCCGTGAACAGCTCCAGGATTTCCGCGAGTGGGATGGCACGCACCTGATCGGGCGTCCATCCAAACTCGCGGTACAAGATAAAGCGCAGATACGCGGGCGGCGCGGGTTGCTTGGTGTGCAGATGCGCCAGCACCTGCAGCCTTAGTTTTTTGCGTTGTTCGCCTTCTGAATGGCGGTGTTGACGCCTTGCATCAGACGCTTGAGCACAGGGTACGGAATGTTCTTCCCGCGCACGCCTTCAATGTACTCTTCCACACGCTCGCGGGTTTTGGTCTCGCCGTCTTCTTCGTATTCTTCCTTGATCGCTTTGCGTGTGAGCAGAGTCTGGCCGCGCAACGTCACCTTCGTGACTACCCGATCTAGATAGTTGAGCAGATCGGTGTTGCTCTTTCCGCCATCGGGCGAGAATAGATCGAGGTCGTCGAGGGTCGAGCGCGGATTACCGTCAGGATGTGTGCCGGCCAGGTCGATCTCGAATAGATACTCATCGACACGCGGTGCCAGCGCGGGCGCGTTCTCGGTGGGGATGTCGTCATACGGCATGGGGAGGCTCCTTTATTACAGAATAGGCTGCGCTCGCGGGGAGGCGCAGAGCCTCCCCAGGTCGGACGCCGCCCAGCGAACGCCAAGCCTAGGGAATGGTGGCGCGGGTGAACCCGCCGTGCTTCACGGTGAACTCGATCATCTGCGGATCACCCGAGCTAGCGTCGAGCTCGTGGAAGGCCGGGAATTGTGTAATCACGCCCTTGCCCGACGTATGGCGATAGTTGCCGCTGGTGTTGCCGTTCGGCGACACGCGCAGGTAGAGCATGGAGTTGGATGAGTCGAAGGCCGTGCGGCAGCGGTCGTAGGCACCGTTGGTGTCTTCGGTGTACAGGATGCTCACAGTGCTTTCCTGCGCGTCGAGCTTGCCGGCCACGATGATCGGGCCGGTGCCGTCGAACGTATGGGCCTGACCTTCCAGGCGGGTGCCGTCACCCGGGCTGACGCTCTGGGAATAGCCGGAAATATCGGTCCAGGTGCTGCCGTCGGTGGAGATTTCCACCACGGCGTTGCGAGACGAGGTGGCAAGGGTTGTTTGGGCCATGGTGGCTTACTCCTCTGGTTGCCGCGCCACACGACGCGGAAGACTGGGCGCGTCGAGCGGCTGCTCAACAGGCGCAACGAGATCGAGGGCTGGCACTTCAAATGGGGCGATCACACCCTGTTCAATCAGGCGCTTGATATTGGCGGCGCGCTCGTCGTCGGTGTCACCCGAGAAAAGCCCCTCCTCCACCAGCACGGGTTCGGGTGTAGGATTCTCCGCCGTCGGCACGGCCGGTTCGATGATCGCGCCCTCGGGTGGCGAAATGGGCTTCAAGACGATATACAATGCGCGCCTCCTTACGGGTGCTTAATGACGGCAGCGGTCACGCCGGTTACGTTGTCAATGTCGGCGGCCGCTTGCCCGCTGAATGCTTCGACCGGGAAGTGCACGAAGGCATAGCCGGGCGCGCCGGATGCGGCCGCTGGCACGGTGACAGTGGTATCGGCTGGCGTCAGGCCGCCAATCGAGCCGACCACGTCCATCGTGAGCGTTTTGGTGCTGGTGTCGGTGTTTTTGATCACCAGCAGCTCGTCGCCAGTATTGCCAAACGACCAGCCGTTATTCGCGCCCGCGCCGGTTGGTGCGGTGAACGTGATCGACGCGCTGGTTTTGCCGGCATAGGTGACGATTTGCGTCGTAAGCGATGCTCGGGCCATAGTGCCTCCTTATAGGCGGGCAGTGATTTTTAACGGAATAATCTCGCGCTTGTATTCGGTGCCGTCGAGGATCGTGAGAAACTCAGCGCGACTGCGCCCGTCGTAGCTGATCGCGGTCCAGTGCTCGCCGTGCTGCACCGCGCTGATGAGCGTGCCAACCGCGTGCTCCAGGCTGTCGAGCGTGTCGTCAAGATCGGCCACGCCCACGGTGTTGCCGCTGCCGTCGATGCCGGTTGCGCGCACGAACAGATGCACGTCGAGATAGTAGATTGGCGCGCTACCGCGAAACGTCAATTGCTGCCGCTCCGATCCCGCGCTCGCCACCACAACCACCGGGCTTTCGCCGCTGAAGTCGAACGGCTGCGTCACGCGCTCGTCGTCGGCCGTCAGCGGGTACACGCGCTGCGCGTCGGTTACGTGGCCGCGCGCCAGCTCTGCAAAGGCGTCGCGCACCTGTCGGCGTGTGCTCATGGCAAGGCACTCCGCAGCAGCTGGTCAATGTCCGCGACAATGCGCGGCGTATCCTGCTGGTAGGTCGGGTTGTAAAAGGCGTGTGGTCCGCCGCGCCCTTCTTCATAGGGTGCGTAGGTGCTGGCCGCCTGCCCGGTGCGCGGGTTGCTCGCGCTGGCGGTGTAGACACGCCCCATGAGCCCGCTCACCTCGGCAGTTTGCGCGCCGGCCATCGTGCCAGTATCGCGGTGCGCATTGCGGGCCGTGCCCTGCGCGTAGGCTTGGGTTGCAGCTGCGACGGCCTTACCCAGCGCGCCGCTTGGCAGCGCCGTGTCGCGCAGCTGCCGTGCAATGGTGTGCAGGCCGGACAGCCCTTGAATAGTGACACTAAACGGCACTAGCGCGCCCCCTTGATCTCACTCAGCGCAACCAGTACCGCATTCGTCCACGTGCCCACGCCTTCCACCTTATAGCGCTTCGTGCCGTCGCGCAGCTCGTCGCCGTAGCGGATATCCGTGCCGGTAGCAAACTTGGCGACGTGCTCGACTGCCGCCGCATTCACGGGCTGTGCTCGTGCAATCTGCTTTGGACTATCGCCCGCCGGCCGAATGCGACACGGGATCGCCGCTGTGTGCAGCACAGGCGCGCCGGTTTTGCCATTCACCGACGCCGGACTGCGGTACAAGTCGACCACCTGCTCACCGTCGATCGACGGATCGCTCACCTGCGCCACAATATCAGCATTCTCGGCAGCACTCAGAGTTGGCATGACCTACACACTCCCTGACGTGTCGTGCAATTCGCGCGTGAACGCGGGCGCTACGCGGTCAGTATTGGCGGCGATCGCATCCTTGCTCGCCTGACTGATGCCGCCCGCGAACGGCATGGCGAGGCGGCTGGCATTCGCACGCAGGCGATCAGCTAGCGCCCGGTAGCGCGCCGAGCGATCGCCGTAGTTGACACTCTGCCCAATGTCGTCGGTCTTGGACTGCGCCAGCGCAGCGAAGCGCATGGCCAGCGCATCGGCTCCAGCAATCGTGGCATTTGTCACGCTTCCGGCGTCCGCAAGCAGCACGTCGATCTCTTCGTCCTGGAGCAGCGCGCCTGCTTCGACGGTGTCGCCCAGGCGAAACCGCACCTTGTCGCGGTCGCTGGCCATCGCGGGATCGTAGGTCCAGCTCATGGTTTGGACTGGCCTTGCGCGTCGGCTCCCTTCTCGGCTTTCTTGCGCGCCTTCTCGTCGGCGTCAGCCTGTGCCTTCTGATAGGCGGCAATCTCGTCGGCGTTGGCCGCGCGAATGGCGCCGTCGCGCAGTAGCAGGTCGGTGTGCAGCCAGTCGCTGGCATCCACCACACTGCCCACCTGCGTCTCTGGCACGCCAATCGCGCGCACAATCGTTACCAGCATGCATGCCTCCCTTAGGCCACGATCGAATCGAAGAAGTAGCCCAGGTCGGTGGCAACGACTTTGTTATCGAAGGCCATTTCACCTTCCACGCGGTCAACCTTCAGCTCGCGAATCGGGAACTTCTGAATGGCCACGGTCTGACCTGCGCCCTGGCTGATACCCTTCCACTGGAAGGTGTAGCCTGCACTTGGCAGCAGTGGCGACGGCCGCGGCGCGGCATACGCCAGCAGCGCGCCCTTGCCCTGCACAAAGCTGTAGGCCGCGGTCTCGCCTTCGTTGTTGGTGGCGTACACACCGCCGGCCACCAGCACCCGATCGATGTCGAACAGCTTGGCCAGCATGGCGGTGGTAATCACGTCGGAGTTGACGTACTTGTACTGATCTTTGATGGCCGTGTGGCGCTTCAGCTTGGTGAAGACGTCATAGCCCAGCACCAGCGTGTTGGGGTTCATGCCGGTGGTGAGCTTGATATAGCGCTTGGCAATGTCGAGATCGCCAGCCGGGTCGCTGCTGGCATAGTTCGACCACTGGATCACCTGGTTCGTGCTCGGCGCCGACGCCACGCCCGTGATCGTGGTCCCCCAGATGCCCGCGCCAAAGTACTTGCTGGCCCAGTCGCGCTCGCGCCGCAGGAGCAGGCGCTGGGTCACAAACTCGGTGGCGTCGCGATCCAGGTCGATGCCATCGTCCTGGTTTGCGCGAATGTCCCACGGCACATCTTTATGAAACGCCCACGTTTTCGTGTTGTAGTTATCGGTGCTGATGCCATAGCCGCCGCCGGCCGACTCGGTCGCGGGCGGGCGCACCTGCGCCTCGTCGCGGAACCAGTCGTTCTTGGTATAGACGTAGTACGAGTCCGACGCTTTGTCGACCGGGATCACCGGAAAGACCTTGTCGGAGATGTATTCGTCGGTGCCTTGCATATAGGCCACGCTGATGTTGGTCAGCGGGCGATTGACATGCACCGCGCTCTGGGTGGGCTGTGCCATTGCGTGCTCCTGCGAATAGTGGCGCGATGCGCCGATTGTGTCGAATGAGCGACTCTTACGCGCCGCGCGCCGGGTTGATACAGTTGATCACGGCGGTGCCGATGCCATTGGCCGCGCCGGTAGCGGTGACCATCTGGCCAGTGATCCGCTTGGTCGTGTCGGTGCCAGGGACGTAGGCAGCCGCGCGGCCGTTGGCGCTCGTACCAATTTCGGCACCGGCCGCAATGGCAGCGCTCGCCACGATCTTGGTCTCGCCCAGCGCGCACACCTCGGCCGGCATGCCGCTCACCGGGTTGTTCTGCAGCACGCCGATAGGAATGTCGGTGACCGCGCTGCACACATCGACCAGGCCCGCGCCAACGAGCTTGACGTAGTAGTACTGCTTGGCGCTCAGATCCGCGTTTGCGGTCAGGCCGGGCAGTTTGATCTGAGGTCCTTCGTAGGCCATGAGCGGAGATCTCCTTTAGGCTGCTTCAGCCTGATACTGGCGATACAACGCCGGGTTTTGCTCAAGCGCCTTGGCGGTTGCCTGCTCGATGCTGAGCGTCGGCTCAGCGGCGCGCAGCTCGCTCGCCTTGCGCTCGATCTGGGCCCAGGCGCTCTCGGGTCGACCGCTCGCATCACTGCCCAGCTCGCGAAACGCCTCCGAGGTGGCGATCTGCGCGGCCACCGCCTGCTGCTGGGTGACATACGCCTTGAACTGCGGCGAGTCCTCGCCAAACGCCTGAGCGAACGACTCCAGCACCGTGACGTGTTGCGCCACCTCGCCAAACCAGCGGTGTGGGTGGGCGCTATCGCCGGTGCCGCGAATGAGGGCAGTGAAGCGCTGGGTGCGCGCATCGGCCTGCATAGCGGCCATTTGCTCAGCCAGCTGCTTATTCGACGCGGCGGTCGTCTCGCTGGCCGACTTCAGCGCGGCGTTTTCCGCCTCCAATGCCTTGAACTTAATTTCCAGTTCAGCAAATTGCTGTGCGTCCATGGTGTCTCCTTGTACGCTGTCGTCTATCCGAAGGCTGCCCTCACTCGCAAACAGCGGGCGCAGTGCCGGAGCTTTGAAAAACGGGCGGGTGGTAAGCGCGCCGCCAATGGCGACGTCGCGATGCTGGATGCGCGTGGCCGGGTCTTCCCAGACGTCGTACCACTCGGGTGAAAAATAGCGGAAGCGATCTGCCTGGAAAAACGCCCGGCCACGGTCAGTCCACTCTGCTTTGGCGTCCGCTGAGCCATCCGCGTTTTGGCGCATATCCGCAACCCAGCCGACCGCGCCCGAGAGCTTGGTTTCGTGTTCAGCATCGATGGGCAGGCGATCCTGGTACACGCCGTCCTTGTAGTTCTTCACAAAGCGGGCGTTGCGCTCGCGGGTGATGGCGATTGCGCCATAGCGCGGGTGGGCGTAGGTCCCGGGCTTGGGCAGGAACGGAATCCACTCGGGTGCTTCCGCACAGGCGATGGTGTTGAAGAGTCGGTGCGTGTGGCCGGCGGCAGCCAGGTCGGCCAGTTCGCTGGCCATAAGCTCGAAGGCGTCTTCGGGCTCGGTGCGGTCGCGCTTGATGCCGAGCACTGCGTCTGGCAGCGGCGTTCCATCAGGTGTCGCGCCGAGCGCGGCCATGAAGCCAGCCGCGTCTTCCGCGTCTACGCCATCCATTCCAAGTAACGGCACGCTGAGATGTTCAGGCCCAAACCACACGCCAAGCGTTTCAAAGCGCACCGGCCGCGCTTCGACACTTTCAATTGGACTCGGCATGCCCGAATCCACCATCGTGAGCGTGATATGGGGCGTGAATCCATGGTCTTCCGCGAGCGCGAAGCCGGCCGCTTCCAGCGCGTCGCAGACATGTTCGCGCAGTTCATTCAGGGCCGGGCTGTCGAGCGAGGCGTAGATCACATCCTGCTCGCCATTGGTGAAGCGCCCAATACCACTGATCTCGCCCGCAAGCGGCGCACAGCACGCGGCCGCATCACGCACGGCGAGGAGCGCTTCGGCGCGCTCAATCGGCCCGAGGAGCTCGATGTCCCCAAACAGACACAGCGTCAGGTGCAACTGCTCGGGTGCCAGGCCACCGGCGACCTGAAGCGTCTGCGCAGTGTCAGGATCGGGCACGAGACAGACAATGCAGCCGGTGGGATCGCCCTCGGCCGCCTGAGCTGTTTCCGCCCGCGCCTTGCCGCCAGCATGACTGCGCGCCTGTTTCCACAGCTCGGCAAACTCGTCGGCTGACAAGAATCCGCCGTCGGACAGGCGCTCTTTCAGTTTGGCGTAGACACGCGCGAGAAAGGTCATTTGGGCCATCGCACCAACACAGAAAAGCGGCGCTTGTGTCACCTCCCCACACTGAGGAAGTGACGCAAACGCCGCTCAATCGAACGACTATGAACTTATTCCGCCGCTACCAGCTGCTGACCGGATGCAGCGCCAGCTACGACTGGCGGTGTTGGGTTTTGGGCGTGTGTCCCAGAGCGTTACCCTGGACTCGGTGCAGTATCGCCGGGTGGTATCAGCGGCCAAGCCTGAGAGGCGGTTCTACCACCAATGCGCTCTGGCGACTGCCTTCATCGCGCCCGCCTCGCAGCCCGTCAACGATACCGTAAAACACACGCCCCGCTATCGCGCTTGTGGGCACTGGTCGCGGGAGGAAGATTTGAACTTCCGACCTCTGGGTTATGAGCCCAGCGTGGTGCCTCTCCACTATCCCGCAATGACTTGCATATAAGTATAGAGATCGTCTATAGAAATGTCAAGAAGTATTGGTTTTCTTTATCGCCGTCGTTCGCGCCGCTCAGCCTGGGTCTCAAATGAGCGCGGCAGGTTGGCAAACTCTTCCACGGCGCGCAGTGCAATACGCAGCGCCTCGCGCACCGCCCAGGCGAGCGCCATGGCGCGCGGACTAAGCGGCTGCTCTGGTTCGTTTGGTGATAGGGTGTTCGTCACGCGCTCGACGTCCATCACGACGTCGCTCCATACGGACTCCCGGCCGCTCGTTCCCGGCAATCATCGCAGTGCTCTGCGCTGCCCATGATCCACCATACGCCGTCGTCACGTTCTTCGAGCTGACAGCGACAGTTGGTTCGGCATGCCGTTTGGCCGTCGCCAGGGTAAGACGGCAAGCCAGGAAAGCGCGCGCCGTAGTAGGTTGCCCGCACCGCGCCCAGATAGAGCGCTGCGCGCTGCGCCACTTGCGCCTCGCTCAAATCGGGCGCGGCCTGCACAAACCCGCGCAGGAAGTCGGCCTGCTCACTCACACGCACCTTCACGTCATCACGCTCGGCCTTGCTCAGTCCTTTGGGCATGACGCCGGTGCGATCGGCCGTGCCGCGAATGTAGGCCGCCGTGTGCGCCTTGGCCAGTGCGCGCTGCATGGCACGTTCAAACGCCGCCGCGTTGTGCGAGGTGAGATACGCCTTGGTCGCGGCGCGCAGATCGGGCGCTATGGCGTCAAGCAGGCGGTCAGTCATGTGCGTTGCTTGGGGTGGGTGAATAAATAGTAAATATCTCCAATATATCAGCGCGTGCACGATCTTCGGTCCAGGCGCCACTGTCAACGAGCTTCTTCAAAAGCGCATCAAACACAGCCTGACTGATGAGAAATCCTTGCGCACTGGAGCGAATGCCAAAGTCATAATCAGCTATTCGGCCAGTTAAAAGCATATTCCACGGTTCTTCGTTATTCGCATTCACCGCTTCACTCCTGATGCCAGCCACGCTACGGCGTAGGAGGCCAAGTGAAAACCACAGCCGAAACAGAAGCCGAGCGCCAACACGGTCAACGCGAATTGCCAGGTGAGATCAGGCATTGTCCACCTCTTTCGCCAATGCAAACGCCTCGTCGAGTACGCTGTCGATCACGTCATCGATCTCCGATGCCCGGCGCGGCTCGCTCGCCTGCTGCGGCGCGGTCTCAGCCGGTATGGGCAGCCCGGCCTGCTTGAGCAGGTGCGCGTAGAGTTGCTGGCCGCCGTCGCCCTGGAAGAGCGGCGCAGCGCTATTCAGCGCCTGGATAAACGTGCCCAGTTCCCCTAGCTCCAAACTTTCCACATCGCCGTGCGTGAGCGCTGGCGCGCGGCTGGCGTCCATCCCGTTCAGGCGCAGCAGTTGCGGAATCGCCTGCGTGTTCACCGCCTGACAGATCGTATCGAGCCAGGCGCCCAGCGCGGTTGAGAACAGCGACGTTTTACTGCTTGCCAGCGCCCAGCTGCCGGTTGCCTGGTGGCCCAGCATCATAAAGTCGGCCAGGACCGCCATGGCGATCTGGGTGTTATAGCGGTCGATAATCTTGCCGGTGTCGAACTGGCGCGTGCCGCCGGTGCTGAGCAGCTTCAGGGTGTAGAGCTGATTGCCTTGCTGGTCGTGATCCGAGGGCCAGACAATACCCTCCTGGGCATCACGTCGGATATTCACGACGATATCGCGCACCGCGTTAAACACGGCGGTCTGCTCGGCAGTGAGCGCTGGGCCAAGTAGCTCGGCCGGGACTTCCGCCACCGGCAGTCCGGCCAGGTCGCGCTCGACGCCAATCGCCTCGATATTCTCAATGTGCTTCTTGAAATACCATGGCCGATAACACGCGCGCAGCACGCTCACACCCTCGGGATTGCCCTTGCGCGCGCTCGTTTTCAGGTGCAAGCACTTGGATAAGGGGATAAACACCGGCACGTAGTTCGGCGGCGCTTGCTGCACAAAGCCGATCGGGTCGCCACCCTCGTTGAACTCCCAATTGAGCAACGTGTCTTGTGCGCGAATGCTCCACGACGCCCAGCCGACCTTGCCATCGTCGTAGCGACTGCTGTGCAGTGGGTCGTCGGCTTTTTCGCCGCCCCGGAGCTTGTAGGTAATCTCCAGCGGCGCCCAGCCCCACGGTAAGAGGCTGAGCATTTCGGCAAGCGTGAGGCTCCATGCTTCGCGCATATCGTGCAGACAGGCGTTCACAAAGCTCGCAAGCTCGATATCAGCGTCATCGGTGCTGAACGGCGCGACGGTCCAGTCGACCTGGCGCATCAGCATTTCAATGGCGAAGAGAATGCCGCCGATCATCGGGTCGTTCGTGGTCATCTCGCGAATGACACGGTGCCAGCGATCGCCCTGCAGCTCGGTCAGATACTCTTCGCTGATGCGACCGCCCCAATGCGTGAGGCCACTCACGCCGAGTGGGCGGAAGGCGGTTTGTTTGTCGGTCATGTGCGATTCCATTTACTCAGGCCGGCGAGGCCGATCGGTGCAACGGTGGGCGCTGCGCCGCGTATCATCTGCGCGGCGCCAATGGCCAGGCTCATCACTTCGTCGGCGGTATGATCGTCATCCCAGGCCGCCGATGTCAGGGCCGCGCGCTCGCGCGAGTCGTCCCAGGTCATCTTCAGTTCGCCACGTTCAAATAAGAGCTGAACTGCCTCAATGGCTTGTACCTTGCTGCGCGCAGTTGTGACGAAGGGAATGGCCTTCACGCTCAAGTTTTCGATCAGCGGATCGCCAATGCCATTACTCTCAATATGGAGTGGGCCAGGATAGGCGCGCGCGCGCGCCTCGATCTTCGACTGAATGACAGGGTACGGTACGCGCTCAAGGCGGTCGAACATCACCCGCTGATACGGCAGCGCGGTGATATCGAATGTGTTGATAATCGTGGCGTCGCGTCGACGGCCCACATCCACGCTCGTCAGGTACTTATGCCCGGCAATCGGCTCCTGCTTCCCAACCGCGCCCTGCGCCGCAGCGTCAAGGTGTTCAAGCGGGAAGATCGCGAGGCCGGAGCCGACAAAGTCACAGTCGAACTCTGCCGCGAACTGCTGGTGTGTATACTTGGGACGTTCCGTTTTGTACCACGCGCCTGCCTCGCCGACAGCTCGCGCCTCGGTGTCGGGCAGGCCATGCCCATCAGGGTTGTAGGCGGGACAGCGATACCAGGGAACAACCATGCGCGTGAAACCCTCGCCGTGGATATACAGCTGGTGAAACAGGTTGCCAACACCATTTGGCGTTGAGCCAATCGTGAGCGAGCCGCCCTGGCTTACCGCAGGCGAGACCGATTGATAAATATCGTCGGCATACTCCGCATAGGCGAACTCATCCAAGTACACACGGTTTGCCGCAAAGCCGCGGCCGGTTGAGCGGTTTGCCGGAATAGACTTGATACGGCTGCCATTTTCAAAACCCATCTCGCTCTCGTTCGCCTTCCGCAGCGCCGGCGCATTGCGCAGATTGCCGTAGGCTTGATAGCAGTAGCGCAGCAGGTTCACGGCGAGATCCTGTGAGCGTGACACCAGCAAGATGGTGCTTTCAGCCTCCATAATCGCGCCATACAAGGATTCAATAGCAAACACCTGGCTAAAGCCGATCTGGCGCGCCTTGAGAATAATGCGGCGCGGCTCGTGGTAGCTCGCTAAGAAGTCGTGCTGATACCAATATGGCTCAAAGGGAATGCGCCCGCGTGCCGGGTGCACGATCTGCGCGTTCTCGCGTGCCCACTGCGGCGCGGGCGGTGCGTTGGTAGTGCTCTGGGCAATCACGCGCCGCTCGCGCTTGCGGCGCTGTGCCTCGGCTTGTATTTGCAGTGGCGTGTAGCCCGCGCTCATGCGCTCAGCACCTTCTCGGGCGGCTCACCAGCCGCCAGCCGGTCGATCTGCTCGTCGGTCAAGTCGTCCCACCTGATCACAAACCGCTTGGGCGCGTCCAGGCCCAGAATAGAACAACGCCGCTCGATACACGTCAGCACACCCGCCAAAAATGCCGGGTTGCCCGCTTGCCCTTCTTTGCGCATCACCACCTTCTTAATGCGTGGCTTGCGCGTCTGCGGATCGACTTCGCCGCCCTCCTGCACCGATATTTCTTTGTCCTTTTTGGAGCGCTCCCACGCCAGCCAGTACTCGCGCTCGACCGCGTCGATCTTCGCAAGCTCCTGCGCCTTCAGCGCGTCGAAGTCGCGCACGGCAGATGCCAGCCACGCGGCGCGAATGGCCTTCAGGTCGTAGCTCACCTGCTGCTGACTAATGCCAAGAGCGCGGGCAATATCCGCCTGATACTCGCCGCGTAGATAGCGCGCAGCGATTTGCTCACGGTGCACAAGTATCTGATCGGGTGTGCGTGTTGGTGCTGCCATACTAACCCTGTGGTACTAACTCTGTGGTCAACCCTTCCGCCTCTGCCCGTCGCAGAATGACATCAGCGTAGCGCGGCGAAAGCTCGCAGCCGTAGCAGCGCCGCCCGGTGCGGTGCGCGGCGATCAGGGTTGTGCCGCTGCCGAGATACAGATCAACAATCACATCGCCCTTAGCCCATTGTTCGATAATATCTATCATTAACGATGTCGGCTTTTGTGTCGGGTGTTCTCGGTTGCGTGCCTCTTTGGGATTGCTTGACGACAGGAAGCCAAACCAATCATGGCGTAACATCCGGCGCTTATGCTTCGCCTTTGACCAGCACAGTTCGAACTCTGCGCCTATCGCCTCGGATT